CGGCGGCAAGGCCAAGCATCCTGATGAGGCGATGGACAAGGCGCTCATCAAGAAGATGGTGAAAGCTGAAGCCCGCACCGGTAAGTCTCAGGGCGGCATGAAGCGCATGAACCGTGAGAGCGGCGGCGGTGTGTTCTCTGGCGCGGGCTATCCCGAAAAGGTTCCGGGCGTTGTCCCCGGTGGCCGCATGGCTCGCAAGGATGGCGGTCGCGCTAAGGGCAAGACCAACATCAACATCATCATTGCGGCTGGCAAGGGTGATCAGCCTGACGGCATGATGGCTCCTCCTCCGGGCGCGCCTCCGCCGGGTCTTCCGATTCCGGTTCCGGGTGGCCCGCAGGGTGGCCCGCCCCCGATGCCGATGGCCGCGCCTCCGGCTCCTCCGCCGCAGATGCCCCCTCAAATGCCGCCCATGGCGCGCAAGCGTGGTGGCCGCGCGTCCTATAAGGACATGACTGCGGGCGCTGGTTCGGGTGAGGGCCGTCTCCAGAAGACTGAAATTCAGGAGAACAAGCGGTCGGCTCGCAAGGCTGGCGGCAAGGTCTATCGCTCCTACAAGGATATGGACGCGGGCGCTGGCTCGGGTCTTGGCCGACTGGAAAAGACGGAGATTCAGTCGCGCAAACACTAATTCGCAGCGGCCCGAGACGTTGCGAATCGGGACGGGAGACTGGGCCCCCTCCATCTCCCGTCCCACCTTACATGCAGGGGGATCGTCACGGGGGACGATATGTTGACCAATCATGCGCTGTTCAGGCGCAAGCTAGATGATCTTATTTCTCAAGAAATAGAACGGCTTAAAGAGTCTCTGACAACTATTCATGTCATGGAAGACTTTGACTTTGCCACATACAAACACCAAGTAGGAATAATCAGAGGGCTTCGGCAGGCTTTAGAGCTTGTTGATGAGGCGCAAGCCATTGTTAACGGTAAGGAAGAGGGGGCTTAAACATGCCATACATGGTGATGGATCATGAGGTTGATCCAAAGGAGAAGTTGATTAGCGAGATTGGCGATCTGTCAGGGATTGAATTGTTCAACAATAAACTCTTGATCGCGGTCTATTTGCGCCCGGAGAAGACCAAAAGCGGGTTTTTTTTGCCTGACCAAAACCGAGACGAGGACAAATTCCAGTCCAAAGTCGGCCTTTTGGTTAAAAAAGGCAATCTTGCTTTTGAGGATGACGCCGGGAAGTGGTTTCAAGACGTTGAAATCAACATGCACGACTGGCTGATCGTGCGTCCTAGCGATGCTTGGAGCATCACTGTCAACGGCGTTCTTTGCCGAATTGTTGATGACGCTCTTGTGCAAGGGCGCGTTCCGCATCCTGACGCTGCTTGGTAAGGAGATTTCCTATGGCAGACGATAAAAACCAAATTAGCCTTGATCTTGGTGATGAGCCGAAAGTGGAAGCAGAGCCGGAGGTTGTGCTTCTAGCTGAAGATGAGCCGGAAGCTCCGGCTCCTGAGCCTGAGAAAGTAGCTGTCTCTCCTGATTCGGCCATTGAGGAGCTAAACCGGCGTCTTCAGGCAGAGCGTCAGGCCCGTGAAGAGGCGGAAAAGCGGGCTCGTGAGGCTGCTGCCCGCGCCAATCAGGCGGCAAATGAGGTGGAAGACACCCACCTTCACCTTGTCAAAAACGCGATTGACACGGTTAAGCGCGATCAGGAAATCCTGAAGGCGAACATCAAGGAAGCTTGGTCTATTGGCGACTACGATAAAGCCGCCGAATACCAAGAAATGATGTCGTCTAATTCTGCCAAGTTGCTGCAACTGGAGCATGGTTTTCAGGAAATGCAGAATCGGCCTCCGGTTCGGCCTGTGGCTCCGCCTCCGTCTAATGTGTCACCGGTGGATGACCTTATTCAGCGTGTCACGCCGCTGTCTGCTCAGTGGTTGCAGAACAACCGTGACAATCTGAAGGACCCCCGGTCTTTCCGTATTATGGCGCGGGCTCATGAAGACGCCGTTGACCACGGCATTATCCCTGAATCGGACGAGTATTTCCGGTTTGTGGAAAGCAGATTGGGCTTTTCTAAGGGTGAAACAGCGCCTCCAGAGCCCGCCATGTCTGCTGCGGCGGCTCCTGTGCAGCGCCGTCAGTCGCCTCCGGCGGCTCCCGTGTCACGTCAGCCCTCTACGTCCAGCGGAAACAAGCCGCACGTGGTCAAGTTGACGCCGGAACAGCGTGAAGCTGCACGGATTAGCGGTGTTACTGAGGAAGAATACGCCCGTCAGATGATTAAAGAGCGCAATCGCGTTCACTGAGGAGGATTAAATGGACAACAACGCTGAAAACGCCCCGCGCCCGCGTGGTCGTCGCCCCAATTCCCAGAAACCCGTGCTTCCTACCCGTAATCTGGCGGCTGAAGAGCCGGTGGAGACGATGGAGCGTCCGCCTATGAGGCCCCCGATGCGTGAAGAAGACCCTCGCGCGGCTGCTGCGCGTCGTGCCGCTGAAATTCGCGGTCATTTGGGCGATATGGAAGGCGGCATTGACGAGTTTGCGCTGCCTGACGCTCCCGATGGTTGGACTTATGAGTGGAAGCGCAAGTCCACGCTTGGCGCGGAAGACCATACGCACATTCTGGGCCTGAAGCAGAAGGGTTGGACAGAAGTTCCTGCCAACCGCCACCCGGAAGAGATGCCCTCTACCGGCTCTTACGCCACCATTGAGCGTAAGGGCATGATCCTTATGGAGCGGCCCACGGTCATCACGGAGGAAATGCGGGCTCTTGAGCTTCGGAAGGCCAAGAATCAGGTCCGCGCCAAGGAAGAACAGCTTAACGGCCCGCCGGAAGGTGGTCTTGGGCACCGTGACCACGCACAGGTCAGGCCCAAGATCAATAAAGGCTACGAGCCCATTCCTGTTCCCAAGGAATGACATGACAAAAGGGCCATCTACGGGTGGCCCTTTACTTTATGTTGTTAAGGTGTATTCTCACGGCATGGCTCCTGTATGGGAGCTTCCTCCCCCCGGCGTGGGAGGCTTAACTTTCCCGGTTCCTAGTGCCCCCGGTGTGGCATGATGGGACTTCCTGAAAAGGAGGCACCGTCATGGCGAATACGAACGCGCCTTTCGGTTTTAGCCAGTACAGCGGCAATGGTTCCGCTCCGACCTATGAACAGGTCCCGGTTGTAATCGCTTATAATGCTTCTGCCATTTACTACGGCGACCCCGTAGAGCCCGACGCCAACGGCCTCGTGGTGCGCAGCGACGGCACGATTGCCGCTGCTGGCATTGCTGGCGTGTTTGTCGGCTGCAAGTACCTCTCGGTGTCGCAGAAGCGCACTGTTTGGTCCAACTACTGGCCCGGTTCTGATGTTGCTTCCAGCCAGACGGTTGAGGGCTACATCATCAACGATCCGAACGCCAAGTTTGTTGTGCAGACTGGCGCTACCGGCGCTACGCAGTCCACCGTCAACCTGAACATTGGCTTTGACATCGGCTCTGGCAACACCGCCAACGGCCTGTCGGGCGCGTTTGCTGACGTTACGACCGCTGCCGTGACGACCACCCTTCCCTTCCGTGTCGTGGGTCTCGTCACCGATCCTCCGGGTTCGGCTGGCACTGAGGCTGGTGCGTACAACCGCATCATTGTGGCGTTCAACAACGTCACGACCAAGAACGCCACTGGCATTTAAGAGGAGTAAGGACCAATGGCTGTCAATCTTTCGGCTATTAAAGACCTTCTCCTCCCCGGCCTCCGTGGAATTGAAGGCAAGTACGAGCAGATTCCGTCTCAGTACGACAAAATCTTCACCAAGCACGACTCCAAGATGGCGCTTGAGCGCACCGCTGAAATGCGCTTCTTGGGCCTCGCTCAGTTGAAGACTGAAGGCGGTCAGACTGCTTTTGATAACAACGCTGGCGAGCGTTACGTGTACAACCAAGAGCATACTGAAATTGCTCTCGGCTACGCGATCACCCGCAAGGCGATTGACGACAACCTCTACAAGACCCAGTTTGCTCCCAGCAACCTCGGCCTTATGGAGTCGTTCCAGCAGACCAAGGAAATTTACGGCGCGAACGTGCTTAACACGGCCACGACGTACAATGCCTCGGTTGGCGGTGACGGCAAGGCGCTGGTGGCGTCGGATCACCCGATTGATGGTGGCTCGATCTCCAACTACACCACCAACGAGCTTAACGAGTCCACCCTGCTGAACGCGATGATCGCGATCCGTACGAACTTCAAAGATCAGGCTGGTCTGAAGGTGTTCGCGCGTGGCCGCAAGCTGATCGTCCCGGCGGCTCTGGAACCGGTTGCTATCCGCCTTACCAAGACGGAACTGCGTCCGGGTACTGCGGACAACGACGTGAACGCAATCATGATGACCGCCGGTGGCCTGCCGGAAGGTTACATGGTCAACGACTTCCTCACGTCGGCGTCGGCTTGGTTCCTTCTCACCAACATTGACGGCCTCTCCTACATGGAGCGCGTCAAGTTTGAGACGGATATGCAGGTTGACTTTGTGACCGATAACCTTCTCGTCAAGGGTTACGAGCGTTACTCGTTCGGTTACTACAACTGGCGTTCCATCTACGGCGCTATCCCGTCGTAATTTTGACAGGGCGGGGGCTACGGCTCCCGCCTTTCATCTAGGCTAATTGATCTTGTAGACCGGCCTAGCGGACGCTGCACAGACTACAAGATCGCATCGTGCAGGAGGGCCTTATGGGCACTACTACGTTTACTGGTCCGATCAAGGCCGGTAACATCCTGAACACGAGCGGCACCACTCTTGGCTCGGACGTTACCAACGTCGGCTTTGTGGTGATGGCTCAGTCTTCGGCTGTTACGCAGGCTTCGGGCGCGACCTCTATTGTGATCCCCGCCAACAGCCAGATTCTTTCCATCAGCGTTATGGTGACGACTGTTTGGGATGGCGCTGCCACGACTTTTGGCGTTGGCACGACGGCTTCGGCTACGTTCCTGACTGCTGCTGGCGCGCTTGATGGCGCGGCTGTCGGCCCGCTTTCGGCTACTCCGGGCACCGACGCTACCCGCGCTGGCAACTGGAATGACGTTGGCACCACGGATCGCAAGATCGCTGTGACTTCCACCAACACCGGCTCTGGCGTCGGCGTTATCACTGTTACCTACGTTCAGGCGCGCAACCTGACGGCGTAAACCTAGCCACTGGAGGCTATCATGAAGGGTCGTAATGCTCGCAAGACCGGTGGCGTTGTGATGAAGAACAGCGCGCCGACCGATGTGTACGCTGGCGCTAACTCGGAAGTCGTGAAGGAAGCCAAGGGCGGCACCAACGGCTTCAAGAAGGGCGGCAAGGCTATGGGCAAAGTCCATGGCGAGGCTGCCAAGATGAACGCCGGTCGCAAGCCCCGTAAGGCTGGCGGCGGTGTGTTCTCGTCTGCTGCTTCGGGCTCGCCCCGCAAGGCAAGCTCCCATTACTGAGTAAAGCTCCCATTCAGTAGTGGGAAACGGGGGCCATTGCGCCCCCGTTTTACTAGGAGGATACAATGCCCGGCGCATGGACACGCAAAGAAGGCAAGAACCCTGAAGGCGGTTTGAATGAGAAGGGTCGCGCGTCTCTCCGCGCCCAAGGCCATGACATCAAGCGGCCCCAGCCAGAAGGCGGCTCCCGCAAGGATAGCTTTTGTGCCCGGATGACCGGCATGAAGCGCAAACTGACTGGCTCTGCTAAAGCTGCCGATCCTGACAGCCGCATCAATAAAGCCCTCCGTAAGTGGGATTGCTGAGATGTCTGACAAACCTTTTTGGGAGAAAGAAGCGCCGAAAGATGCTAAAGTAAAGCATCTGAGCCGCAAGCAAGTTCAGTCTGCCAAAGCAAAGGCTAGAGCCGCAGGACGGCCTTACCCGAACTTGGTTGACAATGCCGCCGCAGCGCGGGCTGGAAAGGGCAAGTAAATGCAATACCGCACCGTATCACTTACCGACGCGGGCCGCAGCGACATCATCGCGGTTGATGATTTCCAGACGCCGTTTAATCTGGGTCTTGCCGCGAACATCACGGCTGGCACGCCCACGTTCAGCATCCAGTACTCTTTGGATGACCCTAATGCTGTCGGCTACGACAAGGATACGGCTCTTTGGTTTGGCGTAACTGGCCTGTCCGCTGTCACCGCTGACACTGCTGTTGGAATGACAATTCCCTGCCGCGCCATCAGCATTTACATGGCACCGGCTCAGACGGGCACCGTTGAACTGAAGATCGTTCAGGCTGGCCCCGCCTAATAGGAGAGCCGGATGACAACCAGCGGGACGTACACGTTTAATCCGTCTCTGGGCGAGTTGACCCTGTATGCGTACAACCTGATCGGTTTGCGCAATACGTCGCTCGTGCAGGAACATATGCAGACGGCCCGCATGGCGACCAACCTGCTTCTGGCGAGGTGGTCTAACCAAGGCGTGAACCTTTGGGCTGTTGATCTTGAGACGGTTCCGCTGGTTCAAGGCACGTCTACTTACAACGTGCCTGCCGACACCGTTATGATCTTGGACGCTTACATCACGATTGCGCAGGGTAATTCTAATACTGACCGTATTATTCTGCCGATCTCGCGCACTGAATATGCGTCCTATCCCAACAAAGAACAGCAGGGCTTTCCAACCACGTATTGGTTTGATCGCCTGCTTGATCCAACGATTACGCTTTGGCCCGTGCCAGATGGCGGTGAGGCAAGCACGTTGAAGTACTACCGTGTCAGGCGTATTCAGGACGCCAATTACACGGCGGGTCAGACGGTTGAAATTCCGTATCTGTGGCTGGAGGCGTTTGCTTACGGTCTTGCCACGAGGCTGGCGCAGGTCTGGTCGCCTGAAAAGGTCCAGATCATGAAGCCGTTTGCCGACGAGGCTTATCAGATCGCTGCGGATCAAAACACTGAGTACGTCTCTCAGTACATCTCTCCGCAAATTCAGGGGTACTTTAGGTGAGGCCACACGGTCGCGCATCGGTAAGTTCTACCAACCCGCGTGCCTTTGGCATCTGCGACCGCTGCG